AGACTCAATCCTGTTAGTATAGCCATCAGCTAAACGCACAGGAGTTGTAGGATTTGATGGATCAGTAATAGTAACAAGTAAAATTAATGCTTCCGGTGTTTCTGAAGCAAACATTGCTCTAATAGCTGATTGTGATAAACTATTTATTCTGCTCATGGCATCACTTCAAATTTAAGACTGGTAGACCAGTACCCTGGTGCCATATATTGTAAAGTAAAAAATTCACCACTACTACCAGGTATAATACGTACTTCTACGGTAGTATAAAGTCGTGGATGCGTAAAGCTAAAACGATTAACACCAGCAATACCAGGCGTAGTAGTATTTGTAGGAAGATTTTTTATAAAGTCTTCTAGTTTCTGAGTCTGTGCGGTAGTCATTAAAAAGTTTAGAGTAAACTCACTAGGACGCGAAGCCCTGCGTCTTTGTTTCGCAGGGCCAGCATCTGTTTGTGAGCGTATAACATTAATTCCAACCGATTCAGTAAAGCCTTTTTGAGGCACTTGCGGAAGCGATGCTGGCCATGCTACTATTGGCATATATTATCTCCTTGCCAGTAATGGTGTTGTACCATAACTAGTTGTCATTGCTTGTTGAGTATTTGAACCTACACGATTTAATTCGCCTGCAACCATATCGCCAACCATTACTTCTATACGACGATTTCCACGTGAATCCATGGTTTCTTTAGTAGTTGCTTTTTCAGTGCTATAGTTGTTAATAACTACATCTACATTGCTACCGCCACCTCGAACTCCTAAGTTTCCTTGATTATCGCGCTTTAGGGGCATAATAGCTTCGGGACCTGCTTCGCCCATTAAACCTGTACCTTGTGCAAACTTAAATAGGGTAGGTTGATCAACAACTGAATTAGTAAACATTCCGCCTTTAGCGTATGTTTGCAGTCCAGTATCGTATACTGCACCTTTGGCAGCAGGTACTACAGGTGTTGCAGTAAAAAATGCTGCAGCTGAAGTCATCATACCACTTAGTCCATTCATGCCACCGTATAATGCAGACATTTGCGCACGTAATTCAAATCTAATTAAATCCATCAACATTTGATCTACAAGACCTTTAAAGTCTAGTTTACCAGTTCTGGCAAATTCAGCTAAAGCGTCGCCCATACTTTGGAAAGCACCATGTACAATGCCAGCATAACTATTCATTTTACTAGCAAGATTTTCCGTTTGATCAGCTGCAGCCAATTTTTGATCGTAAACAGCTTTAAAAGACTCGCTTTGTGCGTCTATAACTTTGTTCATTGTTGTCATTGACTCAATCTGAGCAACGTTAGTCATGATACCTAATTCATCAACTTCTGCATTTTTTCGTGCTAGATCTCTTTTCTCTTTTACATTATTTACATTAGATTGTCCTTCATTAAATTCTCTAAGTGCGCTGGCCCTGTCTAAATCTGCTTTTTCTTTGGCGGCCGCTTCAGGCGTAACTAAATTAAGTGCTTTTCTATAATTTAATTCGTCTTCTGCTTTACCGCTTTGAGCATCAGCTGTAGTTTTCTTAAACCCAGCTAGTTTTTGTTCTACCGTAAAGCGGGCTTCTATAAGTTTTAAAGCGTCTTGTAGGCCTTTGTTATCTTTTTCTTTTTCTTGTCTAGCTTTAACTAACTCTAGGTTTTTTTCTGCTAAAGCTATGCTTTTAGCGTCTCCAGGTGAATTGGTCTTAAGAGCGTCTATTTCGTTTTCTACCTTTTTGCGCTCTAATACAAACTTATTTTCTAGCTTTTCGTTTTCAAGTTTTGCTGTTGCTTGTACGTTTTGCTCTGAAGAGAATCCAAGTAAACTACTAATTATACCTAATCTAGCAATATCTTGGTCAAGTATTGCTTCGTTTAAACTATTTAAAGTTGTGGCTTGTGCCAGTTCTTGCGCTTTAAGTTTGATTCTATTATCTACACCTTTATTGTCTTTTTCTTTTTCTTGTCTTTTTATAACTTCTGCTAGTAGAAGTTCTTGTTTTTTGACTTCATCTCTGCCTCTTTTAGAATCATCCATTTCCGCATTTGTTATTGCTGTTTCGTACCCACGTCTTTCTAGAAGAAACTTACTGTCTAATACTTGCATCTCTAACATTTGCTTTTTAGCAAGATTTTCTGAAGCATTAAGAGTATTAATGCTCATTAAAATATCTTCTCTTGCTATCTCTTGTTGTAGTGTAGCATTACTAGCGTCTGCTATTTGTTTTGCATTAGCAAGCTCGCCTAGATTTACTTTTTGCTTAGTATCTAAAGAATTTGCACCTTGTTCACTATTTTTTAATATTAAAGCAGCAAGCTGTGGGCCCAACAAATTGTTAAGTTTATTAGCATAATTTTTTTCGTATTTAATTTGCGGATCATTTGTATTTCTTGTATACTGCGGATTATCTGGATCTCTTGATGAAAGATTTTCAAGTTTAATCATGCCAGTCGGGTTGTTGGCTAATACTTCTCTAAAATTTCGGGTTCCGGCTAGCTTAGCTTCTAGTTCTGCAATTGTTCCAGGAGATTTTTTAGCGTCTTTAGCGTCTTGCACAGCTATTCTATCACTAACTTCTTGTAATACTAACTCTAAGTCCATATTACTTCTGATTAACTGCATTGTAGTCTTTATTGCTTCAATTTGAATAGTAATTTCTGTGCCTTTTAATTCGCCTGTGCGTGCTGCTGCTTCTGCTCCAGATAGTGACTGCACAGTAGCTTGTGCAATAGTAAGTGCAGCTTTTTGAGAAGCTTGGCCAAGTGCAATATCTATATATTTTGCACCTTGTTTAAAAGAAATATCAACACCTTTTCCAAATAACTCTGTGGCTTGTTGAAAAACTTTTTTATCTATACCAAGTTGTAAGTTTAGTAATGTGCCTTCAGCGTTTTTAAGACCACGTATTTCTCCACCTAACTTATCTCTTTGTTCTTGTGCACTTCCTTGTTCTTGCGGTCCAATTCCCCAGAAAGTAGGGTCTTTAGCATGTATAAATTCTTCTGTTTTTGTAGTTATCTGGTCCTGTACAGCTGCTAGGCTTTGTCCATATGCTGTGTAGTCTTGTAATGTAGCTTTAAATTGTGCGCGTATTGCAACAAATTGCTCAACAAACTCAGGACCAAACTGTGCAATTTTCCTAGGAGTAGTTGCTAAGTCATTAAAAGCAGCATTTAGGTCATGAAGACTACCTTTTGTTAAATCATCCATGTTTAACGATAAGTCTGTTAAGGCGGCTCCAATTTTAAATAAAGGATTACTATTAGCTGTAGATTGAATAAACTCATCATAGGCTTTTGTAACATTTTCTGTAGCGGTTTTAAAAGATTGAAGTCTGGCACTAGATTCTGCTAGTCTAACAGCAAGAGCTTTATTTGATATTTGAAACTCGTCTTGTGCTTTAGTACTTATTTTAAATCTTGCTGCTACAGTAGTAAGATCTAAACTATTTACACCAAGGGCTTTCTTAAAACTTGCTTCTGCTTCATCTCCCATACCCGCTGCACGAAATAGTTGCAACTGTTGCTGTACTGTAGCGGCAAGATTTTTTGCTGACTCAGAATTAGCATCTTTATCAAACAATCCCTTAATATTATTTATTGCACGATCCCAGCCGCTATTATCCAACGCTTTTAATAAATCTTTAGTAGTTTGAATTTGTGTTTCAATTGCATCAGTTGTAGTGTTACTTGCATTTGAAAGTGCAAAAAAACCTTGAATTGAGGCTGTAGCTATTCCAGGCTGTTTTGCAAGAGCTGCTAAAGTTCTGGCTGAATTATCAACTGCGTCTGAAGTAGTTTTTATTGCTTTATTAAAAGCGTCTGCTTCTTTTTCTGTTTTTGTAAGCCAAGAGTCAAGTAAAGCAAATGCTCCAACTAGAGCACCTATAGCCATACCCCATACTCCAAATGCTGAAATTAGCGAGCCAATTTTTTGTACCACTATACCAGTAAGTCCGGCTGTACGAGTTAAACCTGCTTGAAACGCACTCATGTATGGAGCGGGTTTCATAATTGCATCACCATTCTTTTCAGTACCAGTTTGTACCATTAATTGGCCGGCTCTAGCTTTCTTAATTTCGTCATTTAATTTAGTATAAGCTGTTCTAGCTCCATAAATTGCTTGAGTTTCTGCAGTTGTAGATCTAATGCTATCACTTGCTAATTTATTTAATGTACGTTTTTGTATAACCTCATTAGAATAGTCTGTACTGAGCAGACCCGTCCGATTAGCTAAAACAACAGCTTGCACATTTGTATTAGCCATTTCGGCACCCGCACGTATTGCTTTTAATTCCGCAATGTGTGCTTTAAGTCTGGTAGCTTCTTCAGAATTTCGTTTAGCTAAATCGTTAGCACGACGATCTAAAGATTTTATTTCTGCAGCTGTAAGAGCAAATGGATCTTTAGCAGCTAATGCAGCATAGTCCGTTTTGTTAGTTTTACTAAAAGCACCATTTTTTGAAAGTTCTTGAATTCTACTTTGTGTAGCTGCTGACTTTCTATAAGCTTTTTCAGCAGCTGCACCTGCGGCCGCTGCTCCCATACCTATCTTTTCTTGCTGATCGGAGTACATAGTACTAAAAGCCATGCGACTTGCGTCAGCAGTTTTCTTTAAATTATCTCGGTATTGTCCTAAAGCAGGAATAGCACTCTTAATTATTGATGCACCTATTGCTGCTAAAACTCCAAGCAATGCTACAGGATTTTGAGACAATATATTAACTAGTGGTACAAAAGCTTTGTTAGTAATTTCTAGTGCTACAAAACTTAAATCTTTTAAACTAGCTAAAAGTTTATCGTAGGGATTAGCAGGTATATCAATAGAACTAAATTTGTCCATGCCTTCTTTTAGCACGGCATTAGCAAATGCTTGACGTCTTTCAAAGTCTGTTAAGCTGCCTGTAGCTTTACCTATGCTACGGGCATAATCTTCTGTGGCGGGACCTATTTTTGTAAATAAACCAAGTTCGTCTAGTAACTCAGGCTCTAGTTTTGAAATACCGCGAGTCAAACGACTAATAGCGTCAGGCATACCAATACCCAAAGCTTTAGAGGCTTTGTTTGCAACTGCTCCTAGCAGCTCCATCTGTTTACCGGACAATCCAGCAGCAGTACCTTTTGTAGTTGCTTCCATTGCTTCGCGCATA